ATCCTCTTGAGCATTCGATCGCGGCGGGGGCGAGAGAGGCGCTGAAGGTTGGAGTTCCAACCCACAACGTGGTCGAGATGTTTCTGAACCATCTCGCTTCTGTGGTCGCAATGATCGAGCCCGCTGGGGCAAGGGCAGCCACGGTCGAAGGACTCGTGAACAGCTTCGGAACTATGGTCCATAAACATGTTGAGGCCCAAAGAACCACAAAAAGCGGCCTTCTGGTTCCTCGGCCGGAATTAGTCAATGGCTGATTGCGGCGCGTGCAATCTCTGCTGCAAACTTCTCGCTGTCCCTGACATCGGCAAACCTGCTCGGATGCTGTGTTGGCACACGGGACTCCACGGCGGCTGTGCGGTTCATAGGGAAAAAGAAACCGACCCGAAACTCACCGCCTGCCATCAATGGAAGTGCGTTTGGCTCGCGTCTCAGGGACTTGAGGATGAAACCAAACGTGGCAGTCGGATGCTTCGGCCCGATATGTGCCATGTGGTTCTTGGGCCGTTTGATCGGGACGATCCGCATTTGCTTTATGTCCAGGTCGATCCAGCATACCCTGCGGCGTGGAAAAACTCCCACGTTCAGGCGTACCTCTCCGAAGTCATTTCCAAAGGCGCCAGGATTGAAGTCATCATTGATGAAGTGAGGTTTCGTTGGGATGGGGAAAGGTGTATGCCTGTTGAAGAGGCTTCCGAGTATGCCCAAGCCCATGCCGAGCGAGAGATCGCCTGATGCCCGGACTTCCAGTCGATCGGGCCGCCATAAAGAGCGCCTTGTTTACCCGACTCCAATCGGCTACGTTTTCGGTTCCGATCAACGGCTTTACGACTTGGGCGCAAACTTCGCGCCGGTTGAAGCTGTTTAACAATATTGATCCGAGCAACCAGCCGGCGATGTTTCTGGTTCAGCATCATGAGACTTATGAACAGTATGGAACGGGACGTTTGACCCGTCGATTTCTGAACATGGGTGTTTGGTGCTATGCGCCGACCGGAGAGGAATCTATTGTTGGCGATGACCTTCTCGACTTGATGGAAACCGCCATTGAAACGGTTCTTCAACCTGACGATCCGTTTCGGAACGAGCTTACCTTGGGAGGTTTGTTGACTCCCAATAACGGTTGGTGTCGCATCGACCGTAGAGATGGCATGTTCATTAGAGATCCTGGAGACATTGACAACCAGGCGCTTTTGATCATGCCGATTAGGATTCTACTTCCATAAAGGAGAATGAGATGTCGGACGGAACAAACCCCGAGACTCGGATCATTCCAGACGATGGCACAACGCCGGGGCCGGGGCCAACGGATGTGACTCAGACAGAAACCACGACGGGATATGGCGAGGATGCGGCGCCGACAGAATCAGCCCCGGCGGCGCCGTCGGCACCTGACACGAATTCCGCCATCGAGGAGGCAATCAGAAAGTGGACCAGCGGCCACTTGTATAATTCTCCGTTGGCCCAGGCGACTGAAGCCTGGAACCACGTCATGGGCTCGCTCAATGCCCTGCGGACGTATCTGAAGGAGGAACTGGGCAAGGTTCAGTAACAGACACGGTTTCAATTTCGCAACCCCAACTTGGGAGACGACGATGGAGTTCGGATTTGGTTCAGGCATCTTGACGGGGTCGCGAAATGACATCGCGAATCAGACCCCGGTTCGATTCGGTGCCCTTCAGAATATCGACTTGGAATTTGCCGGCGATATTAAGGAACTGTTCGCGACGCAGCAGTTCCCGATCGACGTCGCGCGCGGCAAGACCAAGATCACGGGCAAGGCGAAGGTCGCCGAAATCAAGGGCTCGATGTATAACGAGATCTTTTTCGGTCAGACCCTCGCCACTGGGGCGCTGAAATACGCCTACAACGAGTCGGTCGCGGCGGGAACCTCGGGCTTCTCCTACACCGTGGCGAACTCGGGCTCGACACCACTCGTCGACCAGGGAGCATTCTACCTCTCGGGCGGAAACCAGTTGAATTACGTTACCGGGGCGCCCGGCAGCGGACAATACAACTGGAATCCTTCCACCGGGGTCTATGTCTTCGCCACCGCGGATGCTGGGTCTGCCTTCTGCGTGAACTACACATATCACGTTTCATCCGGGTTCAACATCGCGATCGGCAATCCGTTCATGGGGACAACTCCCCAGTTCGCTGCGACCTTGTTCCAGCAGTTCGAGGGGAATCAGGTCGTGTTGGTCCTGAACAAATGCGTTTCGAGCCGGCTCACGTTCCCGACTCGGATCGACGACTACGTGCTTCAGGACATCGACTTCTCGGCATTCGCAGACGCGAGCGGCAACGTCGGCACCTGGAACACCAGCAACTAAGTCTGAATCTGAAACCTTAACCGGAGCTTCTATCATGGCCGATGGAAACGGAAACGGACACGACGATGGACAAACCGGCGCCACTCTTGGCGTTGGGGAATATGTTCCGTTCACGATTGGGGGCAGGGAAATTCGCGTTCCCGCCCTCAGTCTGTGGGACTTGGAACAATCGAGGGAAGATATTCGAGCCCTCAATTCCGATATGTATTGGACCGAATATGCCTCGACGGTCCTGAGAATCATAGCCCGGAAGATGGGGAATGTTGACAACTACCTTCCCATGTCCGAAGCATGGATGAAGTCCTGTACGGTCAAGGAAGCAAATGGAATTACGCCGGCATTTAACCAACTGCTGGCCCTCAGCGGGTTTGAGAACGCTGCTGCTACCGACCCTTTAGCATCGGAGGAAGCCGGGGCGAGCCCTGGGACTGGGACATCGGACGAATCGCCGCCGAACTCGCCGTCGCTTTCCGAATTCCAGACCTCCGATACCTCAAGCGAACCGTAACGCTGAAGGACTACCAGCTTTTTCATAAGGCTTGGACAGATAATCCTCCAGGAGACTGGCTTCTTGCCGCACAGTTGGGGTATAAAGCTCCTGAAGCCAAGCATAAGGCTGCAGTCGAGAACACAAAAATGATGTTCGACATTATCAAAGGGTTTGAGGAAGCGGCGAAAAAGAAATGATAACCGTTCGGGTCATTGCGGAAGAAGCTATTTTTCACCTGGACAAACTCCCAGCAGCTATTCGAAACGCACTCAAGAAAAAGTACGAGGATATTTTCGACCAGCTTCGAGCAGGGATGAAGGATCAGGTTCCGCTGAAGTTCCTTGATCCGAAACTGGTAACGTCTGGGGTGGAAGAAATCGGATCGACAGTTGTCGGTTTCATCGAAGCTGAAGACAAGCCTGGCGTTTATGCCATCTTTCCAACAAAAGCTAAAGTGCTTCGGTTTCTTTCCAAGTCCGGAGAGATTGTCTTCGCCCCGAAGGTGCTTAATCATCCTTTCCCCAAGGCCGCCCAGCATTTGAATCAGTATCTTCTTGACTCCAAGCCCTGGATCGTTGAGCAGTTGACCAACGCTGTGAAGGACGCCTGATCGTGCCTGATAACGTGAGAATTGAACTTAGTGCCCAGGACGATGCGTCAAGTGTTGTTAGAAATTTATCGAATGAACTTCGAAAATTTCAAGTGCAGCACGACTCCATTATTCGCAAGTATGGCGAACATGCAGGAGAGGTTTATTACCAACGGCAAACTACTGCAATTAGAGAACAGATTCGTGCAACGACTGAACTCGCGGCGGCGCAGGAACGCGTTCAGCGATATATGCAGGCACAGTCCAGTCTTTCTGCAAGTCGGGTAGAGGATCTTCTATTTCCAAAAAACGCTGCTGAAAACATCCACGGTTATGAAAGGAGTTTTAAGGAGTTAGTAGAAAATGTCGACCATGGCTCAAATCGTATGGGCCAAGGTATGCGGCATGTTATTGCGCTGTTCGACGAGTTCCAGCGTGGCCAACGCGGGGCTATGACTGCGTCGGCAACGGCCTTCTTGCGAGACACAGGGCTGTTGCAGCAAGGCATCAATGCTCTGATGACTCCGTGGGGCGCGGTTGCTGTTGCAGGTGTGGCAGCATTGGGTGCAATCGCCTATGCTGCTGAACAAGCCCATCAGCGCATAGCTTCAATTCGCGACACCGCTGCTGAGTTGGCCTTAAAAGGACTCGGCGCTGGTCCGCAAGTTCGAAGCGATATTGCAAAAGAGTTTGACGCAGCAAAGGCAGCAGGTAACGAATACGCCGGAACTATTAAAGACCTTCAGGTCGAACTTGCTACGAAACTCCCCGCTGCGACTCAGGAAACCCGGACAGAGATAATTTCCCTTGCACAGTCCTTAGCTGGACTGAAAAACGTTTCTGCTGAGAAAGCAATTGAGCCGTTTTTGAAGGCGTTAGAGCACGGTCCCGAAGCGGCGGCCAAGTTTGTTGAAGGCCAACGCGGACTAGAAGGCGTTATCCGTTCGAATGGAATGACGCTTTCTGAGACTGTTCGAACGATTACGAACGTGGCTCAGGCTTACCGACTTGTTGTCTCCGAATTTGGCAAGGGCCAAATTATGGAGGCAGGAAGAGAGACGAATCTACTTAAAAATAGTTTTGTTGAGTTGTCCGGCGCGTTTATGGACGGCGGTACGGGGCTTGGTGGGACGTTTAATCCTGCCATGAATACCACCGCGGAAATGATTGCGAAGGCTCACGACGCAACGAAAGATCTGAACGAATCTACTCGCCAGAACATCGGCGAGATGATGGCACAAGCGGACGCAATCAAGACGGGAAATAGAAGTCTTGACGATCGTGTAACGGCGCTGAATCGAATTAAGGACGCTCAGGCGGGGGTGTCTCGGCTTGCTGGCGAAGTTGGAGAGTATGGTGATCCGACTGCAGCGCAGCGGGCGGCCAATGCGGTAAAGAACTTAGAAGCCGACCAGAGGAAGCAGACTCAATCTGGTGAGGAGAACGAACATCAGCTCCGAATGAATCGGATCAATGCTGAGGCACAGGCGCAACATGCTAACCTAGCCATTCAAACCCAGGCAGCACAGAAACGGCTCGACGAAGCAAGGCGGATGTCGGAAATTCGCCTTCCTGGTGGCGATCCGAGTCAAGATCCAAGTGTTCAACAGGCAAAGGCTGCGCTTCAAGAAGCGGAACGGAAACAGTCGGATGAGACTCGGCGGATAAAGATTGATAATGCACACGCGGTAGCGGCAGAAGAAGCCCGTGGGACACAAGCACGGATCAAGGCGGAAGAAGATGCGCTTGCAGAAATTAAAGCGGGCGTTGCTGCGGGTAGAACTGCTAAAGAGGAAATAGGTCGGCAAGAAATCAAACTGGCCAACCTGAGACGGGAACTCAACAATAAGAATTTCCAAGAAGCCAGGGACAATGCACGAGCGGAAGTAGAGTTAGCAAAAGGAAATGTAGATCAAATTCTCGCAGCGTATGCGAGGTTGAGTCAAGCCGCTGTTCGCACCGGACAGGCTCCGGCCGTTAATGCTCAGATTGAGCGCGAAAAGGTTCGTGACTTAGAATCGGCCCAGTCCCAGGCGTTTACGAGAGTTACTGAGTTTAATTCCTCGATGGAGCGTCAGGACAACCTGCGCATCCAGGCAAACCATGC